TGCGGCGTTTGATCTCTATTTGCAGGAGGATATCAGCCTGCGCCCCGGTGAGCCTGCGGAGATAAGCCTGGGATTTTCTACCGACATGGATCCGGGCTGGGCTGTCGAGATCCTGCCGCGATCCAGCACCGGCATGAGGTGCGGCGTGTACATCTGGAACACGCTCGGCCTTATCGATGCAGACTTCCGCGGTGTGTGGTGCGCAAAGATTGACTGCCAGACGCCATGCCGCTTCCGCCGCGGCGACCGCCTGCTGCAGGCAATCATCCGCAAGGTTGAGCGCGCCGAGGATGTAGAGGTAGAGCACACCGCGCGCGGAGATCACTCCGGAAGCACCGGCGGGAATGAGAACATAATCACAAAATAGTTTACAAAAACACTTGCGCCCACTCGGTTAAAGGATTAAACTGTCTGTACGGGCATTAAGCCCGGTTAACCGAGGGATTAAAGATGATTAAGGTTTTTACAAAGGAGGTTAACAGTGAGATTTGAAAACATAGCTTCAAGAATGCTCGCCGGGTACATGCCCGGCGGGTATGCCGCCGTAACCAGGCGGCAAGTAGTGCAGTTCCTGATGAAGGAGTTCCACGTTGACGAAAGTACAGTGACGCGCTGGCGTCAGAAGGGCGCGATACCGCAGGACAAGGCGGAGACTCTTGTCGCAAAATACCCGGAGTTCAAGGAGGCAGATGATGATTAAGTGGTCAGACCTCGCGGACTGCCTCGGTACCGGGGATGAGATGCCATTCTGCCTTGAGACTATCCCGCAGCTCCGCCGCTGGTGCGTCGGTGAGTTCGGCATAGACACAAACGCCGTGCGGAAGTGGGAGAAGACAGGCAGGATCCCGCCGTACGCCCGTCAGAAGCTTGTTATGACATGGCCTGAGCGCTTTCACGATATCGAGTTCACACCGGAGGCCTCCTGATGCACAATTACATTTTTGACGCCGCAACAAACGGCCTGCTCCTGCAGGCTGATGAGATAAATCCCATCGCGTGCAAGGAGCCGCGCCCGGTATACGCCGAGGAGATGGATTTGCTCGGCTTCGGGCGTGTCTTTGACTATCCGCGCGACACCGGCCTGCCGCTGATGTGGAGCGAACAGACCGGCTATTTTTACAAGGGCGTAAAGATAGCAAAGCTGAAAAGCAGTGAGTTTGTAGAGATGCCGGAAGTTGTGAGGCTTGACAGCATCTTCGGCACCGAAAGGCTTATGCCTTGTGATATGGCCGTAATGGCGGAGAGCAACAGGAGCTACCTTGAGGCTTTGGCGGATACGGCTATTGCCCGCGTCAGGAAGTATTACGAAGAATACAAAGACAAGGCTGATATAGTCTGGTGCTCTTTCAGCGGCGGAAAGGACAGCATGGTGCTCCTTGATATAGTACAGCGTGCCCTGCCGCATGACGCGTTTAAGGTATTTTTTACTAACACGCACATGGAATACCCTGACACCTATCAGTATATCGACACTATACGCAAATGGTGCGCCGAAAAACATATTGATTTCATAATCTGCGAGTCTGATAAAGTGCCTGAGGAGACATGGCGCGAGTTCGGGCCTCCGGCTACCAGGATCCGCTGGTGCTGCTCGGTGCATAAGACTGCGCCGCAGATGCTCAAGGCGCGCGAGATTGCCGGAAAACCTGATATCCGCACATTTTCCTTTGTGGGCGTCAGGGCGTCAGAGAGCCTGACGCGCTCCGCGTATGACTTCCTTTGCAAGTCCAAAAAGCACAACGGCGAGGACACGCTTAACGCGATACTGGAGTGGAATTCCGCCGAGGTGTGGCTGTATCTCTACATGCGCAATCTGCCGATAAATCCCGCGTACTCAAAAGGCAATAAACGCGTTGGGTGCCTGTTATGCCCCGGAGCGACAAAGCGCGCTGAGTACATTACTGAGCAGTGCTATCCGGCGGCTTATCACCGTTTTTATCAGTATATTAAAGATGCGTATGATCCTGTTGTTACGACAACGGGCGATATCAATGATCCGAGCCTCGGCAATATCTGGGTGGCGCGCAAAAACGGCAATGGCCTGCTGATACCCTGCACGTATGAAGACGTGAAGCAGGGCGACGAGTGGGTGCTGACGGTAAAAGAGCAGCGGACAGGCTGGCACGAGTGGATCAAGACCATCGGTGTGTTGCAGAATGATAAAAGTCCGTACAGCATTAAGTATAAATCGGGCATTTACACGTTTTCAGTCTCTGAAACGCCCGCCGCCGGCCTCGAGGTGCGCACCGCGGATTTGCACACAAAGGAGTGCAAAAGTTTTATAAAGATGCTTAAGCAGGTTTTCAGGAAGGCGGCCTGCTGTGTTATGTGCCGCGTCTGTGAGGCCGACTGCCCTTACGGGTGCCTGAGCATGAAAGACGGCAGAGTACATATCAGCGACAAGTGTCATCACTGCTCCGGCTGCCATAAGCCCCTGATGGGCTGCCATGTCTATCATAGCCTGCAGAAACGCAGGGGGGGGCGTATGTATTTTATGAGGCATGGGAGGAAAGATGCAGACAAAGACGCGTAAGTGCTGCAAATGCGGCTGTGATATCACCGACAAGGACACAATCGGAATTAACCGCAAACTGCTGGGCGCGCATACAGTTAAATTTATGTGTGTCAGGCATCTCGCGGAGTTTTTCGGCACTGAGGAGCACGTGCTTCGTGCTAAAATCGAAGAGCTGAAGGATAACAACTGCCCGCTTTTCAGGTGAGGGATTACTATGAAGCTGAGTCAGAAAGGTGTCGATTTTATTAAGTCTCATGAGGCCTTAAGGCTTAAGGCCTACCAGGACAGCAAGGGTGTGTGGACTATCGGCTGGGGGCATACAAAGAATGTGCATCCCGGAGACGTGATTACGCGTGAGCAGGCCGAGCAGTTTATCCGCGATGATTTCGCCTGGGTTGAGCGTACGCTGAATGCGGATCTTGTTACAGGGCGCGATAAGCCGTTAGTCACGCAGAATGAGTTTGATGCGCTCTGCTCACTTGTCTTCAATATCGGCAGTGAAGCCTATCTCGACAGCACTGTACGCAGGAAGATTAAGCAGGGCGACAAGATGGCGGCGGCGCGCGCTTTTAAGATGTGGGTATATTCAAACCATAAGTTTATCCAGGGGCTTGCCAACCGCCGCGCCGATGAAGTACGGCTTTTCCTGCAGAGCGGGCAGGCTGATATCGCGGCACTGCTCCTGGGCATGATGCTGGCAGGCGCCGCGGTGCTTGTTGCTATGATCTTTGTGATGTAGATAGCATAAACCGAGGGTTAGAAGGGTATGCAAGACCGTAAAATTACTCTTGATATCTTTGATATCGCTGATATGCTTACTGACGCCCTGCGGGCGCGCGGCTTTTTGGCGCCGCATGAGCATATCAGCGTATATGATCTTGAGCCTGCGATGGAGGACTGCGGCTACTACCTGACGATAGAGCGCAAAGACGGAAAGATTAAGATAAGGAGGAGCGCAAGGTGAATTACGGCCTGCCGTACAAAGGCTCAAAAAACAGGATAGCAAAAAAGATTCTTGATATTCTGCCGCCCGCGCCTGTCCTGTATGATGTTTTTGCGGGAGGCTGTGCCATTACCCACGCGGCGTTATTATCAAGCAAATATAGCAGAGTGGTTGCAAATGACATCAACGGCATGATCCCGCATGCGTTTGAAACTGCCATAACCGGGGGCTTCAGGAATGAGGATCGCTGGATCTCCAGGGATGATTTTCAAAGACTGTATAAAACAGATCCTTACGTTGCTATCTGCTTCAGTTTTGGAAATGATTTGAGGTGGTATTGTTACGCCCGCGACCTAGAGCCATATAAGCGCGCGCTGCACTATGCCATTTTCTGGAAAGATACCGGCCCCTGGCGTGAATTGTGCCCTGAGACGGCTGACGCCCTGAAAAAGGCCGTGGAATCGGAACAGGACAGGCATAAAAGGCGTATAGGCGCTGGCCGCGCGATTGTAACCGCGTTAAAAACAGGGCTGATGAATGGCACTATTGATCCCGCCGTCATGGATAAGCCTATTTATAAAAAGATTAGACTGCATAATTTAGAATCACGCAAAAGATTTGAGCGCCTGAAAAGTCTTGAGACGTTAGAAAATGATGAAAGATTGCAGCGTTTGGAAAGTTTAGAGAGATTTGAACGCCTGAAAAATCTTGAAACTTTACAGACTGATGAATCGCTTTGCAGATTGCAAAGCCTGGAAAGGTCGGAAAGAATAAACTCTACAGATGTGCCCCCTGTCCTGACTGTAACCACGGGGGATTATAGGGCGCTGAATTTTGAGCGGGGCGGGATTATTTACTGTGATCCGCCGTATAAAAGCACAGAAGAAAGATATGGCCGGGAGTTTGATTTTAATGGTTTTTATTCATGGTGTGAACATCAGGCCAATCCCGTTTTTATATCAGAATACACTATGCCGGAGGATCGTTTTGTGCCCGTGGCAGCGTTTACCGTAACCAGGAAAATGGATGCCCGAAAATCAAGCATCTGCCCTGAAAAAATTTGGAGACCGAGGACACAGTTATGAATTACGGATTACCGTACCAGGGATCAAAGAACCGCATAGCGAAACGTCTCGTTGACGCCCTGCCGGCCGCCCCTGTCCTGTATGATATTTTCTGCGGCGGATGCGCCGTAACGCATGCCGCTATGCTCTCCGGCAAGTACCAGCGCTTCGTCATCAATGACCGCCGCGGCTGGCTTCCTGACACGTTCCAAAAAGCCATTCACGGCGGATCCGCGCATGAGGACAGATGGATTTCGCGCGATGACTTTGAGCGCCTTAAGAGCACTGACGCCTACGCCGCGTTGTGTTTCAGCTTCGGCAATAACTGCCAATCTTATATGTATGCAAAGCCGCTAGAGCCTTACAAGCGCGCCCTGCACTACGCGATATTCTGGCGCGATTTTGCGTCGTGGAGAGAGTTGTGTCCCGAGACCGCCGATGCTCTCGCGGCAGGGCTTGCGTTGATTGAGGACAGGAAGCAGAGACGCGTTCAGGCAGGGTACTTTATCGTTGAGAGCCTTAAAGCCCAGCTTGCCGCAGGGATGCTCACGCCGGATATCCTGCAAAAACCGATATACCGTCAGATCAAGGATACGCCGCATAGACTTCAGTGCCTTCAGAGCCTTGAGAGCCTTGAGCGCCTTCAGAGCCTTGAGAGCCTTCAGAGCCTTGAGAGCCTTGAGAGCCTTGAGCGCCTTGAGCGCCTTCAGAGCCTTGAAAGCCTTGAGCGCCTGCCGGACACGCTGACGGCGTACAGCATGGACTACCGGGAGATGCGCTTCGACGAGCCGGGGATTATCTACTGCGATCCGCCGTACATGAGCGTTTACGCAAAGGGCAAAGACTACGGCTGTGAGTTTGACGCTGAGGCGTTCTACAGCTGGTGCGAGGCGCAGAAGCTGCCCGTCTACATCAGTGAGTATCAGATGCCCGAAGACCGCTTCGTCTGCATCGCGGAATGGGACAAGGTTACCACCATGGCGGCAAAGACGATAAACCATGTAACGGAAAGATTATGGAGACCGAGAACACAGTTATGATTATCGAAAAGAGAGACTACTACAACCACGGCAGTATCGAGGCTATAGACGCCATTGAGAGCGCATGCACGGGGCTTGACGGATACGAGGGGTTCCTTGTCGGCACCTGCCTCAAGTACCTCTTCCGCTGGCGGTGGAAAGGCACGGCGCTTGCGGATTTGAAGAAAGCGCGGTACTACCTCGACCGCCTCATCGCGGAGCAGGAGAAAGCTCTCGGCATCGAGCACGCTGAGTCCATGCCGCCTCACTTCGAGCAGGACAGGCAGGCGATGGCGGAGGATACGAAGTGACTGAGTTCTGCCCGTTGCCGCTCGACACGGTAACAAAGCGCCGCTTCTGGGAGAGTCTCGACAACAGAAGCCGGAGCCTCCTAAGCGACAGGCCTGACGTGCTTGAGGCGATTTTTGACACAGTGAGGGTGCGCGAGCGGTACAGAGCCGACAGCTGGGAGCGGCAGTGGAAGCGCAGGGAATGGAGGCGCGTATGAGCGTCAGGCTTATCGCATATCTTTCCGCCGCCGCCATCGCCGCCGTTGTCCTTGCCTACGGCATAGGCAGGTATCAGGGTTCTGCCAGTGAGCGGCGCGCGTGTGAGGCTGAAATCCATGCCGCCGAGCTGACCGCAGAGCGGCAGGCACGTGAGAGTGAGCGCAAGGCGCAGGAGGTGCAGAATGCGATCGTTGAGGACTATGAGCGGCAGGTGGCTGACTATAAGCGCACTATCGATAGCTATATCGATGCTGACCGGCTGTCAGACACCAGTACCTGTAAAGACCTGCCCCGAGCCTCCGGCACTCAGCCCGGCCTTGTCTGCTACACCCGAGCCGACATTTCACGAAAGGTTGCGGAGAGTCTGGCTCTCGCAGCCGAGTGCGACGAAATCGCAATCAGATATAAAGCACTAGTCAAAGCATATCAGAGCGCATACAGCGCA